TGCTCGGACTGCTCGGACTGCTCGTACTGCTCGTACTGCTCGGACTGCTCGAAATGCTCGAAATGCTCGAAATGCTCGTACTGCTCGGAGCTTCAGAAGGCATCCCCCGTACAGTCATCAGAAGCCAATCCTGATGTTGGTATGCCTCCAATACCAGTAATCGATGATATACATAAAAAAGTATACGACGCAGTTAAGAATCCTGGCGCTCTCGATATGAGCACTTGGCACACCTGCGAAACAACTCACTGCAGAGCTGGCTGGGTTGTTCACTTAGCTGGAGAACCTGGAAAGAATTTGGAGAAAGAAACTTCAACGCAATTTGCAGCTATGCAGATCTACAAAGCAAGCGGTTATCCAATAAATCCGGGCAGATTTTACGACAATTACGCAGCTGCTCTCGAAGACATGCGAAAACTTGCTGAAGGCTAATCATGCAAGACGAGCAGAAAGATCTACCAGTTGAGTGCGTGCAATCGGTCAACCTCAAAGACCGCAACAGTATCTTTCTGCTCGCTTGTCAGATGATGGCCGATATTAAAAATGTTCACGAGGTCGTAGTCAAAAACTACGAAATCGGCGAAGAGAAAAAACCTGCGTCCAGCGTGACTTTTGTGTTCGATGGACATTTCGATGTCGAAGTCGAAGAGGTTGAGGAAGAAGAAAAACAAAGAGGGACCGATGAATAGAAGAGATTTCATAAAGCTTATCGGAGCATTGGCTGGCTCGCTCTGCTTGCCTTTTGAAGTTCCAGCAAGTGAAACTATTCCTGCTCCACATAAACGATTATCAGATAAGCCATACCTAGTTATTAATTCTGATTCGAATAAGATCTCTTTGGAATTGCTTAGCATAACGGCTCAGTACCCGAGGCCAGAGATGTTCGAGTTCACATCACACGAAGATAGTGAAATTTATTTAGGTACGCTTTCTATTCCATACACTGAAGGGATCGAGAGTCTTGATTGTCAAGTTTATCTGGGCCCTGAAAATGTAGAAAATATAAATCGCGCCTTTGCAGCTGACAAAAATCTTCGCTGTGAAATTTTCATGCAAGAATTATCCATTGAGTTCGAGGCATTTCTCAATGAATTAGTCATGTACCTTGACGACAAACCCAAACGAAGAATTGAAGCAAGCGTGGTTTTGAAACAAATAGCAGGAGTAACCATCGCATGAATGATGACAACAACGAAAAGCAACAAAAACAAATTATTCGCGTGAGGCCTAGAGTTTTCAAGCAGATTCAGCGAGTGCAGAACATGATGAAGCCAGAATATAGAGAAGGCGCTGTCAAAGTTCTTCTCGAGCAGCTGCAAAACACTAAGTCGCAATCAAAACGTCAGAAAATTCAAGTTAAGCTAAAAGAGTGGGGGCATAACGATGTCGGTTGAAAAACCACTGCAGCAGCAGCTTGCACCAACACCGGAGCAAACTGCAAATGTACTTAGAAAGCTTGCTGAGCTAAAGCTAGACTTTCGCGGTCGTTTCAAAACTCTGATTTGGGAAACTGATTTCCCGATTAGAGATCATGCTGCAGCTCTTCTCGAAATTCAATCAATAGACGGCAAGGCATTAGCGGTTTACATGCTATTTATCTGTTGGGCCTGTCACGAGGAAGATGATCTTTGTTTGCCTGAGCATAGAATTGCTCGCTTCGCTAAAAAACTAAAGTTCGATCCTTTAGATGTAAGAGCTGCGCTAATCGCGCTCGCATCACCGGATGTTGAACTTTTAGACTACAACTCTGCAGCTGAGAAATGGTTCTCGCGCAGATTGTTCATCGAAGCAGCTAAGTTTGTTCGTAACCAGAGAAATCTCGACATGGAGTCGAAACTTCTGAAGTATCTCAGAGTGCTATCTGAGGACTTCCGAGAGGCTCTGAGTGAAACCGAGTGTAACGGAGTGAAACCGAGTGAGGGTGAAGGTAGAACTAGAAATAGAATTAGAATTAGAAGTAAGAAGGAAGGGGGTTCGGGGGAAACCAACGAGTTCTTTTTGCCAATCGAAAAGTTCGACACTCCCGATCTCATCCGTGCTCTCAATCGTTGGCTGGATAAACTAGCTGAGCAAGGCGAAAACGTCACGGCCCATGAAGTGGGGGCCTGGGTCGAAAGATTCTCGCCACACGCGCCACAGCGCTTTCTACGGGCATTAATTCACAGCACCGGACAGCCTGGGAATAAATACCTCTACGACGATCCTAGCTATCTGAAGCAAGCAGAGAAACAAGCAATAGAACGGAGCGGAAAACTCCCCGAATATCAGCCTCCTAAAGTTGATGACACTCCGTTAACTGAACAAGAAAGAATTGATTTAGACGAACGCCGTAAAAAGCTCTTTCAAAAAGGCAAAGGTAAAAATTCTGAGGTAAGACCATGAGCAAGTATCTAATCCCACTAATCGAAAAGCGCCTGGTTGAGCTCGAACGACAAAGATCTTTATGTCAATCAATCATCAATGAGGATCCAGTTAGAAAATGGTCTCAATGCATCAAGGAGTTTAATGCTTCGAAAAACGGATTCAGAAAAATTCTACTCGCAAAGAAAATGGCTGAATACGAGGTACGAATTAAAAGTTGGATAAGAAGATCATCCGATGCTCACGACAAACTACTCGAAATCCAACTAGAAGTTAGCGACCTCAATCTTCAACTTGCACTTGCAAAAATGCGTTATGCACCGAGTACTTTAAAAGATGCTTTAAAAGAGAAAACAAATGGATAACCAAGATCTCAAAATATCTTACGACGTCCAGGCCGACCAAATGGCTATGCCTCTTCACGTCGAGGCATTCTCCGGAGTGCTCCAAATCTGGCGCGACCACTACAAACTTTCATTAGAGCTTAATCCTGAACAACTTCTTATCGCTGAGATGGTTCTCGGATGGGTCGCTATCGAGAAGATCGATCCTATCGAAGCTGCCCAAGGCTCTGATGTTTTAAAAGACGCACGACTAGGTGTTGAAGGAAAATAATAATGAATATTGAAACAACAAATCCGCTGCAGTGGCCTCATAGTTGGGCGAGATCTTCTCAGCGTCTTTCAGCAAAATATGGCGAACACTCAATTGCTAAGTGTGTGCGAGAGCTCTGCAATCAGCTCCGTCTGCTTGGAGCGTCGAACGTTGTTATCTCTTCAAATTTAAAAGCACGGATTGATGGATTACCAATCCGCGATCAACGGCAACCAGACGATCGTGGTGTCGCGGTTTACTTCCGACGAAAGGGAAGAGTTCAATCATTCGCTTGTGATAAGTGGGATAAAATCGAACACAATATTTGGGCAATCGCTCAAGGTATCTCAGCGTTGCGACAATTAGAGCGTACTGGCATGAGCGAAATGCTTGAGCGTGCTTTCCTCGGATTCGCAGCTCTACCAGCACCAGAACCGATTCTATCATGGTGGCAAGTTCTTGGTGTGTCTGAAAACGCAAGCTTCGAGGAAGTGCGCAAGGCATATCTCAAACTAATCAAGTCAGCGCATCCAGATGTTGGAGGATCAAAAGATAAGTTTGAAGCTGTGCAAAGGGCTTACATGGAAGCTACTGCAGAAAAATCAGGAGTAATGTGTGGTCGCTAAGCAAATCGATCTCGCAATCAAACTCGATAGAGCTTCAAGCTCGGAAGTTTTACATATGATTCGACAAACTAAACCTGGCGCACTACGAGACATGCTCGTACGAGTTTTTAAATTAAAGTGTAAAACAGATCTTGAACATGCTTTGAGGAGTGCACCGAAACGATGATCACAGTAGCATCACATCAGCTCATCAATCAGACCAGCGGAGAATTCGAGTACTACACCGATCCTCGCATTATATGCGCAGCTCGCTTAACCATGGGCGGTATAGATCTCGATCCAGCTTCGAGCGCTCAAGCAAACAAAATCGTTAAAGCAGATCGCTTTTATACAGAGCGTGACAATGGCCTAAATTTTGTATGGCACGGTCGCATATGGATGAATCATCCCTTCCATCGTGGTGAGGAAGTTTGCGATCCAGTCAAATGCAAAAAGAAAATCTGCAAGGAGCGCGGATATCATTGCGCTAAGAGAATACCTTCAAACAAGGAGTGGATCGATAAACTTATCAATGACTATCTCGTTGGTCTCTGCAAACAATTTTGTTGCATCACTTACGCTGCAACCTCGGAAACTTGGTTCAGACCATTATTGGATTTTCCAATGCTTTTTCTCTACCCACGCACTAACTACTACTTGCCTGACGGAACTATCAAGAAGGGCGTAACAAAGGGCTCTATTGTAACTTACGGCGGTCCTAACATCGATGCTTTCGAGGAGCATTTTAAATCGTTCGGGAAGGTTAAAATATGAAATACAACTTCGACAGAATCAAAGTGCTCTCCGATGAAGCAACCGCGCTTAATGCAATCGTCGTCGCTACGTTATTTGAGAATGGTAAGACCATCGGTGTCAAAATGAATTGCGAGCTCCGGTGCTTGTCGAGTGATGAAATTTTTAAGGTAAGGCGAGAGCTCTCTGACGCAGTCGATGTTGTCCGCAAGAAACTCGTCCGTCGTCGCCGTGATGCTATTCGTCGCATTGTTAACAAAAGGGAAAGGTGAAAATTATGCGTGGCACGATAAATCTAGAAGAACTAAAACAGAAAATTCTAAATTTCATCCGCTTAGTCAGGAATAAACCTGACCACATCCCTCTTAGCGAATCATACATGCTGATGTTGGAAAGGAATCTTGAAAAACTTGAATTGGTAGTGCGCCAGGATAAGAAGGATGATGACAAAATCCCAGCTTCTTATGAGTCACCAATAAGTGAGTGGTTCGAGCTGTCCTACGCACAATTCTTAACTGTGCCTCGACTCGCCTTAGAAAGCATGCCTATGGGTTGGCAGCAAAAAATGGCTGCGCTGCTACATGAACTTGATGACACTCTCGATTGGCGTCCTAAAAATGGTCGTTGGTGGGTTCGCTTCAAGGATGACCAGGGCAGATACTCTGTTCCCGATCATTGTGACTATCGACATGGAGAAATTAGGAGAATTAAAACATGAAAATCGAAATAGACCTTGATGAAGAGAAAAATATGAGACCGCTAAGCATTAGAGAACGTGCTGGTATTTTTCTACTACTTACACTTTTTCATTTAATTTATCCGGTGCGTTATCCATACAAGATGAATGAGTGGATGGCACAATTAACACAAATATTGAAGGGGTAACAAATATGAAAGTAAAAGAGCTTATTGAACGTTTGAAATTAGAGAATCCTGAAGCGATTGTAATTTGCCAACGAGATCCAGAGGGAAATGGTTACTCTCCCCTGGATGATGTCGATGGTGATTCTACTGGCATATTGCAAGGGTATGTTCCTGTCACAACTTGGTATGGCGAAAGGCGATTCTGCAAACTCACACCAGAGCTGCGAGCCGAAGGCTATAATGAATTAGATGTATGCGAATCGGCAGAGCCTGCAATCTTTCTTGTGCCAGTTAATTAAGAATGGGCTAAATGGATAGGCCTCATCCAAAACCAAGAAGTAAGCTTAATGATATTCAGTTAAGGCGTAACCAACTCTGGAAAAAATCAGGAGGTCGTTGTTTCTATTGTGGCATACAAACGAGTTTTAAAGTGAGTATCAAAGATCCTACATACTTTACTATCGACCATTTAATTCCCAAATGTAAGGGCGGGAAGAACGCTCAATCAAATTTAGTAGCAGCATGCAGAGCATGTAATAACGCACGAGGACACAAGTCAGTTTTTGAGTTTGCCGGAGACAAAGAAGATAATACGTTAAGGAACGATTGATATGAAAGAGAGACCGATCCTGTTCAACGACGAAATGGTGCGCGCTATTCTCGATGGCAGAAAGACTCAGACGCGACGGGTTGTTAACTTCGCGAAGCTCTCGGACATTCGCAGTGGTCGACTGTTTTACAGCGATACGTTCAAGTCATGGGCGATCGAAGAAAACGCACCGAATAAAGTTCACCGACTGGATCTTGTGAAGTGTCCTTACGGGGAAGTCGGCGATCGGCTTTGGGTGCGAGAGTGTTGGGCTGAGTTAATGCATACCTCACCATCCTCCGATAAACCTGAGCTCTGCGAGGGTGATAAGCTCGTCGAACATGCAACAAGAAATGATGATGGGCGATGGAATTATGACGGGACTGTGATTGCCTATAGAGCAACAAGTAATATTGTATTCTGTGATGGTGACGGCTTTCGAACAGAAAAGTCTCTTTGGCGTCCATCGATTCACATGAAACGTGAGCACTCACGCATCACGCTGGAGATCTCACATATTCGGGTTGAACGGTTACAGGACATCAGCGAAGCGGATGCTTATTTAGAAGGTGTATCGCTGTATGAGAGTAATTTTCATCATTATGATTGCGCAGATCCTTATCGTTATCATTTTTCGATGCTATGGGATTCTATAAACTCAGGAGATAGAAGCTGGCTTGCTAATCCGTGGGTGTGGGTGATTGAATTTAAAAGAATTGAGCCTATTTAACGCGGTTGCTCTAGTAATATTTTTAGTAATAATTTATGCTATTTTTTCAGCATGATCTGCGATCATAATACAATATCCTTGAGTAACTTCTTATGGGCGTTCGTTACCAGTCCTATCGTTCATGGCTGTATCGGCGCTTTGTTTGTTTTCTGGAGCCAGGCTCATCTGGCACGAGTTCAACTAGCAAGTAAATTTAAGCTCGAACTATATGAGCGCTTTTCAGAGCGAGTCTATGCATACGAATCACGGAATGCCGAGATAGTAACCTCCTTTGATATGTTTCGAGCTGATTTATCAGCGCTGCTCGTAGCAGGAGAGCATTACGATATTATTTGGGAACATAGCGTTACAACAGAAGAGATTCGTCAAGCAATAACCGATACCTACACCTCAACGGAGCCACTACTTGACTTGATATATAGATATTCCACCGTGCTGTTAGAGCCAGATGTCCATCAAGAACGGATCGTTAGGTTTCGGAAGGAAGCATTTCAGGTATATAGAGATAATCTTCGTCCGTTTGCAAACTCTCTTCTTCCATACAAAGAAAACGATGATGGTGAACCTCGATCAAGAATAACCCAAGAGATATTCGATCAGATGATACCATCGTTTGATGAGCTTAAGACTGTATTAGATCAACTTCATAGTTCGATACATCTTACTAATTTCGAATTTCAAAATGAACTTGTTAATAAAACATTCTTCCCTAAAGGTCTTAAGAAATTCTTTAAGACTGTAATCGGATAGACGACTTCGTAAGATATTCGTATCAAGGCACACTCTTATCTGGTGCTTATGAAGAACTCTATTGAAGAATTAACTACCTTAGTTCGAGGTAAATCGATTGCTCTCGTCGGTGGATATGCTTCTGCAATTGAGCACGGTGGAATATCTGAGTGTGATATTATTTGCTCAGCACACAATCATGCGCAGCGAGCAGGACTCGATCCTCATATTATTTTTTCTGGATGGGAGACACCACAACTCACGGCTCGCACAGAGGTTGTTGTAGTTAACATTGCTAATCCTGAGTCGCATCATACTATCAAGGCCTGCGCCATATCAGGTAAATCAACAGTGCTTTATGATTCATTCATCTATAAAGGATTGAACCCTCACGGACCCGAATTCGAATGGTATAATGTATTCGCAAAGGATCTACGTGCTACCCCGTTTACTGGAATAGCAGCAATGAAGTTCCTTTTATCTCTACCGATTACATCACTCTATGCTACAGGCTTTACGTTCTATGCGAATGAGCGTGGCGAATTCCCTTATCGTGTTGCCTCGCATCATGTAGAATCACAAGTTCGATGGTTCCGCTCAGTGCTGCAGAGTGACTCCCGAGTTGAATGTGATAATGCTTTGAACAAACTATTCCCACGATTCAAACCACCAACGTCTATCGTCCACGTTAGAAAGGATGAGAACGGAGTTGAGTGGAGAAGATAAGACTCGATGCCTAATCGTGTTTGTTCACAGCCTGGCTGTCCTTTAATCATTCCAAGTGGTCAACGTTATCGTGATGATTGTGTACGCTGCATAAAGCGTAAGTCTGAATCTGGATGGCGTGCTCGTAAATCGTTACCTTTCTATCACACCGCACGTTGGCAAAAGATAGTTGCATATATTCTTTCAAGAGATCCTGTATGCAAGGTTTGTGATGACGCGCTCTCGGTCGAAGTAGATCACAAAGTCTCAGCCACAGAAGAGAACGAAGAACTTTGGTTCGATGAAGATAATCTGCAGGGCATTTGCAATGCTTGTCACAGAGCAAAGACTTCGCGCAGTCGAAGGGGTAGGGGGGATCGAATCCCTAATGACTCTTGACT